ACCACAATGGCAGGTGCAGGAACTGCAACAGATAACATTAAGCCGATCATAGCAAAGAGCGATAAAACGACGATTCTATTTAAAATAATTTTTCTTTTCACGTTTTTTTGGTTTTTAGGGTTTGGTTTTAAAAACTGCTACCTGCTGCGTGTGCAGGTAGCAGATTGTTTATTCTTGGTTTCGGGTTTTTCTATGTTAAGTCTATGCCTTCGGAGGCGAATAGTAAATCGTAAGCATTTCGGTTTACCGTTTTAAGGTTAATTAAACCTGCCATGTCTTTTTTCTTCCAGTCGCTTAACGTCCATTTTTCACGGCCCACTAAATCCACAACAGTGGTATTAGTTTCGTCAGCTTTTAAGGTTTTCTTACCTGGCAACTTTGATAGTTGCTTTTCGGTAAATTCAAATTTGGCAGTGGCCAGCTCTAAATACTCATCCACCTCGTCGGCAGTAATTTTACCTGCAGCTAAAGCAGCGTTTACAAGTTTTTTGGCTTTTTTGCCAGTTTTAACGCCTAACTTTTCTGTTAACGACACGTTTTCCGCCTTCAAGGCTTCAATTTTTGCGCTAACTTCTTCTGCAGTGGCATCATTTGCCAAGCTTAAAGCAGCAAAAGCAGCTACTGTTAAAGTCAATTTATTCATAGTTTTCTGTGGTTTTAAATTTGGTTTTTGGAGTGAAAGCTTAACTTCCGATTCGCTTAATAGCTGCCCTTCGGTATTCATTAATACCACGCCACAAAACGAAGGCTTTCCGTTTGCACTTAGGCTTAAAGCAGTGGCGTTACTTGGTATATCTACTACCGAAGCTTCAAGCACTTCTACTTCTGCCAATGGTACGTCACCGGACCAGTCAATATCAATAATGTTAATACCTAATGAGGCGCCGCGTAAATGACCAGTGTCAACTTGGTTTTTCACCTTGTCGGCATCTGCGTCGTTTGGCACAAATGAAGGAACAGCCAGTAACTGACCGTCTTTTGTAATAATACCGTCCCAGCTTCCTACACGGCCAGCATGGTTATGTAACATTACGGGGTTGCTTAAAAAACGCTGAAGGTGCAGCTTTGTCATATCTATGGCAAAGCCATAGCTATTTTCACCGCCATCCGACAATACAAATTGGCGGGGTGCTTTAGGCTTGTTTTTTTTAGACTTAGGAGGCATATATAATTAAGCTTTAAAATTTGGCTTTCACCATGTATTCAGGGCACAAATATGGAAGGCTTTTTTGAGGTAAAAAAACTGCCATTCCGTCATGGTTTAATTGATATGCTGTTAAATACAGTATGACATACTGTCACATAACCAAAAATTTGAAACGCGCATTTATATAGCCAACTTTGTAAGTTATGGCAGATATGAAACTGAAAAAACAGGCAGCAAAACGCCTGTTTTGCGACACCCAAATGAGTAGGAAAGAAATAGCCAAGCACCCAACCGTTCGGGTGACTGAAAAAACCTTGCGCAAATGGATTGAAGAAGGAAACTGGCAAGACATAAAAGACACGCAAGCCATTACAAGGCCTCAGCTTTTAAAAGAAGCCTATTCGCAGTTAGCTGCCATTAATAACGAAGTACGCACCAATTACAATAACATACCTAGCAAAGCGCTGAGTGATGCCAAGGGGGTAATTATTAAAGAACTCACCGCCCTATCAGACCAACCCCTGCACCAAACCATTACCGTAGTTACCGAACTCATGCACTGGGTAAGCATTACCTACCCTGCCAAAACAGAGGTAATACTTGACATTGTAAACGAATGGGTAGAGCACCAAGCTGCCGACAATAAATTAACGTAAATGAGTAACGCTACTAAAAATAGAATAGCCATACGCGACTGGCGGAACTTGTGCAGCTTTATAAAAAGCGAAACGCCCATTAACCCCACCGAAACCAAAGCCGACCAAAGGCTAAGGATTGAAAGGGCAAAAAAGGACTACCGGTATTTTGTGCAGTACTATCTGCCACACTTGGCTACTACTGAAACGCCCGACTTTCATGTTAAAATGGCCAATAAAATTAAAAAGAACCCCTTCATTAAAACATGGCTCCAATGGGGGCGTGGGTTGGCTAAAAGTGTGGTTGGGGATATTACGGTACCGCTTTGGCTATGGATTAATAACGACATAAAGTTTATGCTAGTAGTGGGCGAAAACCAAGACAAAGCAGACCTTTTACTGGACGACCTTAGGGCAATTTTTGAAAGCAACCAACGCCTTATTCACGACTTTGGCAAACAACACAACCAGGGTACTTGGCAAAAAGGCTTTTTTGTAACTAAAAACGGATTTATAGGCAAAGCCATAGGAATGGGAGTAGAACCCCGTGGACTACGTGTGGGCGGTTTTAGACCCGACTACATAGTATGCGACGACTGGGAAACCCGCGACACGCAAAAAAACCCACAACGCCAAGGCATATTAGCCGACTGGCTTACAAGGTCGGTTATGCCAACCATGGACGGGGGCAATAGACGGGTAGTATTGGCGCAAAACAAGTATTCGCCCAATATGATTTTTGATAAAATTATAGCAGAAAACAGCGCTTGGGTGGTTAACAGAATAAACGCCTACTGCACAAGAACCATGCGCCCAACTTGGCACCAAAAATACAAAGCAGATCATTACACAAGGATCCTGGAAGAAATGGGCACATTGGCAGCCGAAGCCGAATATAACAACGAACCCCACATAGAGGGCAAAGTTTTTACGGACGATATGATACAGTGGGGACCTATTCCGCAACTGCGCCACATGGATGCCATGGTGGGAACGTGGGATGTGGCATGGAGTGATAAAAAAACAGCCGATTATAATGCTGTACGTATTTGGGGCATTAAAAACGGACATAAGTATTTAATAGATTGCTTTGTGCGCCAATGCGGCGTAAAAGATGCCATTCGGTTTATTTCCGACTTTCAAAAACAGTTACCCGCCAACGTAAGTGTGCCGTTTAGGTTTGAAGCGCAGTTTTGGAACCAAGAAATTAAAACCTGCATAACCGAAGAAGAAAAAAGGTGCGGGTTTTTACTCCACCTAGTGAAAGCGCCCACCAACAAAAAAAACAAGTTTGAAAGAATAATGGAAATGCACCCCGACTACCAAAACGGACGGGTAACATATAACCACCACCTGCGGAACCATAACAGCACCAAAACAGGCTTGGGGCAATTAAAAGGGATAGAACCCCGCTACAAAACAAAGGACGACGCCCCTGATGCCGACAAAGAAGCCTTTGATTATTTAGACAAGTTTAGAAGCGGAAACACTACTAATTACCGCGTGCAAGTGCGCGAAAAAAGAACGTTTTAATTATGGAATTTTTAACACAAGCCGACCTACTGGCGCTTATTAACCAACAAGAGCTTGACATTATAAGCGACGAAACTGCAGCGCGAATAGATGCGGCAGAACTAATGGCCATTGAAGAAATAAACAGCCACCTGCATCAGCGGTTTAATAAAGCCGATATTTTTAATACTGCAGGCGGACGTAATGCGCTAATAGTAATGTACTGCATTGACTGCACCCTCTACCACCTGCACGCCTCCATAATGCCCGAAAATGTGCCCGAGCTGAGGCAACTTAGATATGACCAGGCGTTAAAATGGTTAGAAAAAGTGGCGGACGGCTTCATTACGCCATCAATCAGCCCAAAAACCGACGAAAACGGAGAAAAAACCAAAGTAATGCGCTACGGAAGTGGCACGAAACAAAACTTTTATTTTTAAAATATGCCAACCAAAGTAACAGCCACCAAAAAAACCGAAGGCAGACACCAACTGCTAAGCCAAGTAATAGCCAAGCAAAACAACCGGGCAAGGCAAAACATTGACCTTTGGCGCCAAGCCCAAAAAAGGGCAGAAAACGTTGAGAAACCAAGGCGAAACCAAATAAACAACTTGTATGACGAAATTACACTTGACAGTCATTTAAGTTCAGAGATTCAAAAAAGAATTTTAGCCATTACTGGTGGGGCGTTTACCCTTAACAATACCGAAGGCGACATTGACGACGAAAAAACGGCCATGTTTAAAAAACCTTGGTTTTACAAAGCCATGCACCTGGCCATGGAAAGTATTTTTTACGGCCACCGCCTCATACAAATTGGCGATTTAAACGAAAAGAAAGAGATTTCAAACGTTAGCATTATTCCGCCTAACCATGTGGTACCCGAATTTGGCACGTTTTTAAAACAAGAAACCGACGAAGAAGGGGTACAATACCGCGAAGACCCTTTAATTTACGGATACTTGCTAGAAGTGGGTGACAACCATAATTTAGGACTGTTAAACAAGTGTGTACCGCACGTACTGTATAAGCGTTTTGCACAAGCCGCTTATAGCGAATATACCGAAATTTTTGGCATGCCGGTGCGTGTTGGTAAAACCAATACCAAAGACGAAAGGGCCTTAAATAACATGGAGCAAATGTTAATTAACATGGGCACCGCTGGGTGGAGTGTCATAGACATTGACGACCAACTAGAACTACTGCAAGGCACCGACGGGAAAGGTGACGTTTACAGCAACCTAATGCGCTTTTGTAACAATGAACTATCTGAAAACGTAAACGGCGCCATAATAGGTGGCGACAGCAAAGGCGGCAGCAGAAGTAAAGAAGAAGTAGGCGAAAGAATTGTCGGTGCTATTACAATGGCCGACAAGCAATTTATAGAAAGCTGGGTGAATTACAATGTTATTCCTAAATTAATAGGCCTTGGCTACCCGCTTGAAGGATTTACCTTTAATTTTGCTGAACAAAAGGATTTAAAAGAAGCCTGGACCATTGCGCAAGGACTACTAAACCATTACGACATTGAACCCGAATGGATAAATTCAACCTTTGGCATTCCGGTAATTCCTAAAAAGGTACCTACAGCCACACCTGCAGACAACCTTAGCAACTCAGCCAATTTTTTTGGCTAAGCCCTTACCAGTTAAGGGCAGAAACTAATAAGCTGTATGGCATTAGTAAAAAAAGTACCCAATTAAAAAGCCAGTTCTTTTCAAATAAAGAAATTCAGGAAATTATAAAGGATTTTTACGACCAAAAACTAAAAGCGGGCGACATACCCAAATACTTTTTTGACTTAACCGTTGAACGACTCACTGAGGCAATAGAAGAAGGATATGGCGAAGCCGAAGAAGGAACTGATGACTTTATACTAAAAGAATTATTAAAGGAAAACAGCACCGTATTTGCCGCCTTTAAAAACCACCAAAAAAGTAAAGACATAGTTGATGCCTTAACCGACGAAAACGGAGAAGCACGAAGCTTTTACGACTTTAAAAGAGCTGCACTTTCCATTAACGACGAATATGACGTAAACTGGCTAAATGCCGAATATGTATTAGCCGTAAGGAGCGCAAGAACTGCCCAAGAATACACCCAATACCAAAAAACCGCAGACCTTTACTCAAACCTTAAATACATGCCAAGCAGGGCAGGAACGCCACGTAAAGAGCATGAAGAATACTATGGACTGATACGCTCAATTAACGACCCTATTTGGGATTCTATTCTGCCACCAAACGGCTGGGGTTGCTTATGCAACGTAACCAATACTGATGAAGAAGAAACGCCCGGCGAAGTACCGGCACTATTGTCACCTGCAGGTATAGCCGGAAACGCTGCCAAAGAAAAAGCCATTTTCACCAATAGCCACCCTATGGTTAAGAACACTAGCAAGGCAGAAAAAGCAAGCATAAAGGCGCAAATGAAAGTATTACGCAATGAGTGAATTAAAAAACACCATAGCAAAGTTTGAAAAACTACAGAAATTTGCCAATACCAAAGTGCATGATATTATAGGTACCGAGGCAGTTAATTTTTACAAAGAAAGCTTCCAAAAATTGGGCTTTACAAATGGTACCCTAAAAAAATGGGACGACGTAAAAAGGCGTGATTCTACCAGCAGTTGGTATGGTTTTAAATACGGTTCAACTGCCAAGCGCCCTGGCAAAGAAAAGCGGAAAAAAGACAGCATTACCAACTTTAGCACCGCCGCCACCAAACGCCCCATATTAAGTGGCGAAACGCAGGAACTAATGAGCGCCTTTAAATACAGCAGAATTGGCAGAATTGTGAGAATATACAATACAAAGGCCTATGCTAAAATTATAAATGAAGGGGGCAAACTGAATGTATTTGGCAAAGGAGGTGGCACCATGCCAGCAAGGCAATTTATGGGACCAAGTAAAACCCTGCAGACGCGCATAGAAAAGAAAATAGCCATGGAAATTAAAAAACTACTAAAATAATGTACATCCCATTTTATAACGCTACTGAAACACTGTTTAAAA